ATGAAGGCCCGTGAGACCGCCACGAAGAACATGGTGAGCGGCACCACAGGCATCCTGAAGAACCTGGCAGCGGCCTGGGGCGAGAATACCAAGATGGCGAAGGGCTTCTCCATAGCGGCAGCCACCATCGACACCATAGCGGCAGCAGTCGCCGGTTTCCGTGCCGGTTTCAACCAGTGGAAGGATGTGCTGCCGTGGATGGCTCCCGTGCAGGCGGCATTGAACGCCACTATGGCTCTGACCGCCGGCTTCGCCGAGGTGCAGAAGATCCGGAGCGTGGACACGAGCGGGAACAGCAACGCGGGCGGAGGCATGGCCACGGCGATGGCGATACCGAACATAGAGGGCCTTTCCACCCCTATGGACTACACCCGCCAGGTGGTCACCGACACCGAGAGGGAGGAGATGAACCAGGACAGCCGCGTGTACATCCTGGAGAGCGACATACAGCAGAGCAACAACCGCGTGAGGGTGCGGGAGGAGGAGACTACGTTCTAACACCTGTTCTTAATCTTATGTTTTTCGTCGGGAGGGGAGTTTTCCCCTCCCTTTTTTTGTGCAAAAAAATGGTGCAAAACGGGGGTTGGCGCATACTACAAGATAGATGAAGACTTTGAACGGACTACCGGTTTACGAGGATGTGCTCAGCGACGACCGCTGCGGCATGCTGAGAATTTCGCTGGTCGACCTCCCTGCCGTGGAGAGCGACTTCCAGAAGTTCGGCAAGCCTGTGCGCGTTGTCATGGAGAGCGAGGAGAAGCGCCTGATACTGGGCGTGGTCATGCGTGCCGGCTTCCCTATCTACAGGGTGGACGAGGAGCGCGGAGAGTACTACACGATGTTCAGCGCTGAGACCATACGGGCCATGGCCGAGAAATACCTTGACGAGAACAGGCAGAACAGGGTGAACCTGATGCACTGCGGAGAGGAGGTTCGCGGCGTGAACATGGTCCAGCTATTCATCAAGGACAGCGCGAAGGGGGTCTCCCCGGCGGGCTTCGAGGACATCGAGGACGGGAGCCTGTTCGCCGAGTTCCATGTCGAGGACGACGAGATCTGGAACTGGATCAGGGAAGGAATCCTCAGGGGTTTCTCCCTGGAAGGCTTCTTCGGTCTCGAGCAGAAATTCAATGATTTAGATATGGCAATAGATTTCAAGAAAATGAAGAGGACTCTGGCGAAGATTGTCGCCAAGTTCGAGCAGGTCACTACCGACAAGGGCGTTCTCACCTGCGAGGGCGAGCTCGAGGTCGGCAAGGACGTGTACGTTCTCACCGAGGAAGGTGAGATCATGGATGCCGCCGAGGGAGAATACCTCGCCGAGGACGGCAGGACTATAGTAGTCGCAGAGGGCAAGGTCACCGAGATCCGCGAGAAGGCCGAGGAGCCTGTAGAGGAGCCGGTGGAGGAGCCAGTAGAGGCCGAGGAGGAGACTCCGGAGCAAATCGCTGACGACGTGGACATCCACAACCTCGCCGAGGAGGTGGAGAGACTGAAGGCAGACCTGGCCGCCAAGGACGAGGCCATGGCTGACCTGGTGAAGAGGATCGAGGCGCTGGAAGGCAAGACAGGCGAGACCGAGGAGGCTCTCAGGAAGATGTCTGCCGCCAAGCCGGCACACGAGGAAGTGAAGAGCGCAGACCTTTCCTCCCCGAAGTTCCGCAGCGCACACGACAGTTTCCTCTATGAACTGAACAAGGCAAGATAACCAACTGAATATAAACTAATTAAATTATAAGAATATGGCATACGACGTTACAGCCCTTCCTGCTTACGTGCAGGAAAATAGACTGCCTCTGCTGGCAGCTTCAGTCCTCAAGGGCAAGACTGTGGAAGTGATTAACCGCCAGAGCGGAGTGAAGGGCAAGGCCGCCCTTAATATCGTGGACATCAACGCTCCTCTCAAGGCCGGCAACACCTGCGGCTTCTCCGCAAACGGAAACGACGCCTTCTCCCAGAGAGTTATCGAGACCTTCCTGGTGAAAGTTGAGAAGGAGTGGTGCTGGAAAGACCTCATCGGCTACTGGAACGAGTACGAGTACAGGGTAGTCGCTGGTGACAAGACCCTCGCTTTTGAGGAGTTCTTCCTTACCGAAATCGCAAAGAAGATTGCCGAGCAGATTGAGCGCATCCTCTGGTTTGGAGAGACCAACATCGGTATTACAGGCTTCTACAACCACCTCGGTAGCGCTGTTGTAGAAGCCCACCAGTGCCAGGGCCGCGGCCCGCTCGCTAACATTATGGAGGCTTACAACCTTATCCCAGAGGCAGTTCTTGACAAGGCTGTCATCTTCGTTTCACCGAGCCGTTTCCGTGGTGCAGTTATGGAGCTTGTGCAGAGTAACCTTTATCATTACAACCCAGAAACTCCTACCGATGAGTTCACAATACCAGGAACAAACACCAGAGTAATCAAGGTAAACGGAATCAAGGCCACAGACCAGTACACAGGCGGACACACTCCTGTCACTGACCCTATCATCTGCGCTGACCCTATGAATCTCGTATATGGCTACGACATTGAGGACAGCGACAAGAACTTTGATGTATGGTACAGCCGCGACAACGATACTATTCGTTTCCGTATGACTACCAACATCGGTACTCAGATCGCTTTCCCAAGCGAGGTTGTAATCGCTGGTGACTAAACCTTAACCTGACGAGGCAGGGCTCCGGCCCTGTCCCGTTTATTAACCGAAAAAAAGAGAAAGATATATGGCTTGTTTACAAACTATCAACGGTATAGCAAGAGACTGCTCCAGCAACCTCGGCGGACTGAAGAAGGTGTACATCGCCCCTTATGACGACGAGGCCACCATCACCGTGACCAGCGGAGCCATCTCGGCCTATTCCGCAGGCGCAGGCGCCGCCAAGTTCAAGGCGTTCAACTTCCGCACAGGAGCCGCTTCCATGACCTCCACCTCCCAGATAGACGCTGTGAGCGGAGTGAGCATGGTGCAGACCCAGCTGGTGATGAACTTCGGAAGGATGGATGCCACCAAGCGCGCAGAGATCCAGGCTCTCCTCACCGGCGAGGTGATGGTCATCGCGGTTGACAACAACGGCGTGGCATGGTTACTCGGAAAGGACACTCCTGTAGTCGCTATAGGAGCCCAGAACGCCCAGACAGGCGCCGCCAAGACCGAGGCGAACCAGTATTCTATCACCATCCAGGACGAGAGCGCAGAGCTCCCTTACCCGTTCACCGACAGCACCGTTTACGCTGGCGTAGTTGACGAAGTGGTTTAAGTTTTTCTTCCATAATAAGTAGTTTTCATAGTTGTTTTGATGGGGGAAGAGGCGGTGGCGACATCGCCTTTTCTTCTAAAAAAGGGAAGAGGCATGGAATACAGGATCATCTGGAAGAACACCGCCACGAAGGAGGTGACGGTTCAGACCGCCGAGGACACGGGCGGCAACCTGTTCTACACCTTCCCGGTGCCCGAAGGCCTGGGAAAGGGGGAATACGAGTACTACATAACATCAGCCGAGGGGACCCTGGACCTGCACGACAACGACGTGCGCCTGTCCACCATAGACGGGGAGAAGATCACCGTGTACGACTGCGGAGTGGCGCAGGTGGGCGAGATAGCCAGAAGGGACACCTCGACATACAACGTATCAAAGGAATATGAGCAATACGAGAACTAACAGCAGGGTGAAGGTGGCGTTCGCCTCCATGCCGGGCCTGGACATGCCCGCCATACCGATGCCGATCCAGAAGGAGAGCTCGGGGAAGCGGTACATACCCTACGGAGCCGACAACCGCTACCCGGACTACCTGCTTTCACTATACAGCGACTGCTCCACGCTGAAGGCGATCATCGACGGCAACGTGAACTACGTGATGGGCGACGAGCTCCGGATAGCGGACTCGCCCATGGAGCCGATCAAGCTGACCGAGACCCTGAGGGAGTGCGTGCGTGACTGGTACATCTTCGGCTACGCTTTCGTGCAGGTGCTGAGGAACCCCTACGGCCAGATCGTGGACATCATCCGCCTTCCGGCGGAGTACGTCCGCACCGACAAGGAGCACCAGGCCTTCTGGTACTGCGAGAACTGGAAGAAGGGGGAAGCTGTGGTCTACCCTGCCTTCTCGCCCGACTTCCGCGAGGACAGCAGCGTCCTGATGATAGGCAAGGGAAGGGGAACCTACCCCGCGCCCCTCTGGAGCGCCGCCGTGAAGGACGCGGAGATGGAGAGGAGAGTGGAGGAGTTCCACCTGAACGAGCTGAAGAACAACTTCCTCAGCTCCGCCATCATCAACTTCAACAACGGCAAGCCGTCCAAC